CGGAAAAGTATGTTGGAGACCCGACAAATATTATCTACCGGTCTCTGTGGGAACTGAAGTTTCTCAAATATTGTGATACGAATGAAAATATTTTAGAATATGCCTCCGAAGAACTTGCCATTCCTTATCGTTCCCCGATAGATGGTAAAGTTCATAGATATTTTCCCGATGCTTATATAAAAGTCAAGGAACCAGATGGAAGCATTAAAAAATATTTGATTGAGATTAAACCTTATAAGCAAACGATGCCACCACCAAAACCAAAAAGGCAGACCAAAGGATACATCTATGAAGCATATGAGTATGCCAAGAACCAATCAAAATGGGAAGCAGCAAGAGAATATTGTAAGGACAAAGGATGGACCTTTAGAGTTCTCACGGAAAATGAATTGGGGATTTCCAAAAAATGAACCGCATCAAACCCCTACTTAAAAAATTATATGGAACAGAAGATGCCGATGATTTAATGTTGGAGATACTTGATGTATTAAAACAAACCACCGGTTCTCCAGAAGCAGGTAATATCTATACTTTTGTTTATAAACCAAAGACACCGGGTATAAGATATGATGCAAATCCGTTGGTTGCCGTTACAAATGTTTATTCTTGGGGATTTAGTGGTATTAACTTCCACTGGGGGGAAAAACGACAATATACTCTTGAGGAAGTGATTGGACCTCTACATATTGTGAATAAAAATGAGCTTGGTGATTTAAGAAGAATGCCTTTCGGACAAATCAAGATAAATAACTAAAAAAGATAAATGGTAAACGGATTTAACGTATCAGCAAGTTTATCGCCAAATGCGGAAAGAATTGCGGCGTCTGCTTCTGCAAAACTTTCCTCGTCTGTGGCACCTCTTAGATATCCACAGAAAAGTATTGGAAAAAATGATGATTACCTAGAAATAGGTGTGATTGAGTATGTTGCCAATAAATTAACATTGGGGCAAGATAATCTTAAATTAAGATCTCAAACAGAAGCAATACAACAATCTAATCAAAAAGCAAAACAAACAATACAACTACCAATACCATCAAATATTGGAGATACAAATCAAGTTGATTGGGGTAATGGAGATAGTTTAAATGCTCTTCAAGCTGCAGGAGTAACGAACATAGGAAATGTTCTTACAAGTAGTAATTTGGGAAAAGGTATTATTGATGCTTTTAAATCTATGGGAACAACCGCAAAGAATGTTGCAATCCAAGGTGGGGGACAAGATTTAGTTACGAGTTATTTTAGCGCAGAGTTAATAAACACATTAGGGGCAAACGTATCTCCAGAATCACTTATATCAAGAGCAACGGGTCAAGTTTTAAATCCAAATCTAGAATTACTTTTCAGTGGTGTCAATCTAAGGACTTTTCAATTTGATTTTGATTTTGCTCCAAGAGACGAAAAAGAATCTAATGTCGTTAAAGAAATTATAAGAGTCTTTAAGCAATCTATGGCACCTAGAACTGGCAGTAATACTGAAGGGGCTGGATTATTCATTAAAGCGCCGAATGTTTTCCTCCTAAAATATAAGAGTGGAAGTCAGGAGCATCCTTATCTAAACAAATTTAAACCCTGTGCTTTGACAAGTATGGGTATGAATTATACGGGTTCTGGTTCATATGCGACTTATGCGGATAAAACTCCGGTTCATATGAAATTGTCTCTTAGTTTTACCGAACTCAATCCAATTTATAATGAAGATTATAATAGTAGTGTTGGTCTTCAAGCAGTAGGTTACTGATATGTCTTATTTTAGAGAGCTTCCAGATTTAGAGTATCAATCACCTTTTGCCGATAGTAATTCCTCACAGAATTATGTAAGGGCAAAGAATTTATTTCGTCGTATAAAACTTCGTGATGACTTAAAAAATGTTTTTACTCTGTTTAATAAGTATCAGATTCCAGAAGGAGCAAGACCCGATACTGTTGCCGAAGAAGTTTATGGAAAAGCAGATTATGACTGGGTTGTTTTATTGACCGCAGGTATTATAAATGTCAGAGATGAATGGCCTCTTTCTAATAAAGACTTATACACATATGCGGAAGAAGTTTATGGAAATGACCTAAATGCCATACATCATTATGAAACCACAGAAGTCAAAGATTCTAATGGACGACTTATACTTCCATCTGGTAAGATTGTTGATTCTAACTTTACTATTCCAAAACCAAATGATTACTTGGCAACATTAAATCCGGTTGTTGGGATTAGTAATTATGTATATCAAACTAGAAAAAATGAGGCAAATAGGACAATCTATCTTTTAAGAACGGATTATTTACAACAATATCTAAATGATATGAAAAAGATTATGTATTATGAAAAGTCTTCTCAATATATTAATAAAAAATTAATTCGCACCGAGAATACAAGAGTCACGATGCCATAAAAAAAGGGGAGAAATCTCCCCTTTACTAAACTATTCTGCTAATTTTGCGAAATATGACAATTCGTCAAAATCCTCATCATCAACCGCAACAGAGCGAGATGATTTTAGACTATTGAGTTCTCCACGAAGATCCTCGGTGAGTGATGGTGCCGAACCACGATAGTCATCCTCATCATTAACTTCTTCATCAGTACGACGAGAACCTTTAGTTCCAAGAACAGAATCAAGACGAGTCTTCAGTTCTTCATAAGACTTAAACTGACTTGGGGCAACAAGTTCAGCGAGAGAGTTCTGCTTCTTCCATAGTGCCTCCAGAGCATCATCATCATCCAGAAGAGGTCCAGGAACAGCAAACTCACTCGAATCATAGTTACGATATCCGGCAACATTCTTTGCCTTCAGTTTAAAGTTAGCACCTTTCCAGAAGTCAAATGGGTCAATTGATTCCTCATCCTCAAACTCAGGTTGCATCGCCGCAGTAAGTTTGTCAAAGATTTTTTTGCCGAACTTATACAGAAAAACACCACCTTCGTTTTCTGGATTAGCGGGGTCTTTTACGACATAAATGTTGGAAATATACGTCAGTTTGCGCTTCTGTTTGCGAGCAATTTCTTTACCAGCGTCAGTTCCATTATTCCAAAGTTCAGAATTATATTCCGAAACTGGATCTTTTTCTCCAATAGTAGTCCTACTATTTTCAATATACCAACCTCCGGTTCCCTGAAATGCGTGACTATAAAGTTTTACAAACGGCAGGTCTTCTCCATCAGGAGCAGGAAGAAAGCGAATTACCGCATAACCATTATTTGCTTTGTCGCATTCGAGTTTCCAGAAACGCTCATCCCCCGAACTACTACTATTATTCATTTTTTGAACTTCTTTAACTAGTTTTTCAGTTAAAGAACCTAGTTTGGATTGTTTTTTAAGATTTGCAAATGACATTTGGATTTTTTGGATAAATTGGATTTGTTTTTATGACATCTTTATTATAGAAGATTTATAAAGGGATGTCAAGCCCTCGTCCAACCTTTATGGTGATTTCTTTTACCACAAATTACATGATGCATAGCTGAATCGGTGAGATTATTTTGTTCGCAAAAATATTTGAGATTATTTGCGGTATGTATTTTTCCTTCCGGATCTTTCATTACCCAAGTTTTATTATCTCTTGCTACTTTTCTTTCTCGTATTTGCTCCCTTTGCTCTTCTGTAAGTTTTTTGCCAAGCATTCCTTTTGGAGATATTCTTCCCATATGTGATTTACTCATTTTTCTTTTGGTTTCTTCAGATGCTTTTCTATTTTTAGCAGAATCTGATATTTTCTTTCTAACTTCTGGTCTTTTTGCTGGGTTATTTTCGCCAATCATATTTTCACTTGGAGTAATATAATAAAACTTTTTAGAAGTTTGCCTTGCTTTGTTGGCAAAATGAGGATTTTTATCTACTTCATAAAAGTCGTGAAGAACACATTCTGCCTCAAGTGCATCTTCTACGCTATCAAAAGTTTCTAAAATGATTTTTTGAGTTGGTTTAAAAGTTTTGTCTCTAAAACTTCCAAAATAATTTATATCTTCTTCTGGAAGACATTTACATTCTCTTTTTCCAATATATCCATTACCAAACTCTTCATAAGAGTAATAGACATAAAAATACTTTTTCATTCTTCTCTAATCGGGTGACATAAGTATTTATACAAGAAAGGAGCACCGAAGCACTCCAATCTAACCTGAAAAGTGTCACCCGATCAGGCATTTGTATTTATTACCAATCAGTCAAGATAATTTTTAAGGGATTCAATAGTTTGTTTCATATTACCAAAGAGAATACTCATATCAGTATCTTGGGCGAATCCCATAATGACAACTGACTTCTTTAGATTTTCTCTGATTTCAATTGCTTCCGGATCATCAGATAATGATATTCTCGTATACATAATCTGCTGTTTTTCAAGAAGTTCCGTCATTTTATTAATATGTTCTATTTTTTCTTCACGAGGACCCATAGTAAATGAAAACAGTCTCTCATAAAGAGTTTCTGAAAGTTCATTAATTTCTTTTAGTTCTTTCTGAACCAGTTCAGAATTAAAAAAATTACTCATTAATAATGTCCCGCAATAGTTTTTTATAATAGAATATATCAATATGTATAAAAGGTTTATATTTTTTAATTTTAAGAGATGTCATTTCCCATATAGGGTCTATAAGTTTTTTATCATACTCTTTAGAAAATGAAAATA